TTGGGCAGACAATCGTGAAGTTGCTTGGGCAATTTTTGATAGAGCTACATCTGTATCACCTGGTGAATACAATCGCATTGACAAAGACGCATTAATTGTAGAAGATCTCTTTCTAGATTGCACAGCTGATTCTGGTGAAAATGTAAATTATATGATAACATTAGAAAAGGTCAAGATTTCTGATTGGTTAGGAGCATTGGCAATGGTTAGAAATTCAAGTCAAGATGTCTGATACCATGAATGATGATGTAGAAAAAACGCTTGCTGACCCAAAACACCCTATCTGGAAGATAATGTTGGGATTAGTTGCTGTTCTAAGTGCTCTATGGATGAACTCTACTGTTTAATAGAGTGCATTATATCCAAAATGTCTTTTTTCAGTATATTTCATTTCTTCTTTTGCATGATCTAATTCTTTTTCTACTTCTTTTAATAATAATTTAACTTTTTTTTCCTCACTTAAATCTGCAATAGATAAATTTTTTATAATTATTTGTAAAATATTCCTGATTCCTTCATAATATCCTATATCATAATGATATTCTGCATCTTCTTCATAATCTCCCATTAAAATTCCTCCAAAGTTACTTGCTCTTCTCCCATAAATGGATGTCTTTCCCATATTCTATTCATATGTTTTACAATTTCATCTTTATCTTGATATAATCCTGCATCTATCTCTTCCCATAATCTTCTAAATGCTCCATTTCTAGCCCTATATATATTTCTTTGAGCAGTTAATGCTTGAATCAATGACTCTCTTGCTGCTGATTCTACCATCGCTCTACTAATATTCTTAGATGCTGCTCTATCTTTACTCCACATCTCATATATTTTGTAAGCTGCTGGTGTTAAAGTTGCTGATATAGTACCTCTCATATTCGTTGCAACTCCCTCATCTCATTATAGCTTAACCTTTCAGCTAACCAATCATAACCATTTCCAGCACAATCATCTAGATCTAATGCTGTATATAGTCCTGCTTCGGTTCTAATTGATGTATATCCTGCCCTATTTGGCATCCAATACACAACATCAGAGTCTCCCCAGACGATTTTAGTACTTCTCTTTCGACATATTATCCTGTATAGGCGTGTTTCGCTCATATATCTCGGCTGTATTGTATATATATAATATATTCGATTGCTAAAAAAGGTGTAACCATACTCACTTTTTGTTTAATACCGCGTATTATTCCCAAAACGTCAGTATAGTCAAGACTAATGATACGCGGAAACCGCTAACAAATATATAGTCACCGGGACGCCTACGGCGCAAGGATAGGTCGGTAAAACTTCGAAATCCGGAACCAGCTAGTTCCACAATCCTACAAAAAGTATCATAAACCTTACCGGAATCCGAAAGTTATGGCTAAAAGTGATTCATTTTTTATCAGAGCAGAAGTAACGACAAGTGGAACAGATTACAAACAAACCGAAATAGATCTCGGAAGTTATGTCAATCTCGGGGTTTCGTCCTCAACATTACTTAGAATTCATAATGTTGCTATGTCAATGGCTGATGATTCTGATCCTGCTAGCCAAGCACCGTTCTTGGTTGCAGCTAATTCTGAAACTTTGATATCAATGCAATTGACAACACAAGGTCAAACAGCACCAGTACATGCTAGTGACAAGTCATTAGTATCTAGTGGTAAAGTGTTTATTGGTAACGATACAGCTACAGCATTAAACGCTTCACAAATAACTCAAGCATTTGATGTACTACCACAACAATGGACAAATGGCTATTTAATAGGCGTTGATTCCATTTTTTGGGGCGTAGAAGCCAACATTGGATTGAATGCTGAAGCAACTTGTTCAATAGTTATGGAATGTACTCTAGAAAAAGCAACACAAGCAAACAGTGTAGCCCTTGCTCTTAGCCAACAGTGATTTTAATGGTTAAAGTAGAAGGTACATTAGACGAAATGTACGAACTTTTTGGCGATGCTCGCCAAGCAGTTAGATCCACTAAGCGAGCAATCAAGGCAACTAAGAAAGTTGCGTCTAAAGTTAAGCGTCCTTTGAATTCTTGGCAAAAATATGTTAAGGCTAATTCTAAGAAGCATATGATTAAAAGAGGCGAAAAGAAAGGACAAGTTAATTTTAAATCGCTATCAAAAGCATTTAAGAAAACACCAGCAGGGAAAAGGAGTGGAAAGAAATGAAATCAGAAAGATTGTATACAGCCAGAGGATCATTAGTTGCAGGTGAAGTAAAAAGATTGATTCTTTTTGATGGACAATTTGATACTGCTTATAGGATCCTAGACTTTTCTATTGCTCCTGAAGACATAACAACATCAGAAAATGTGATGATGAAAGTTATGACAGAAGAAAAACCACACAACATTGCATGGTTTTGGGCAGACAATCGTGAAGTTGCTTGGGCAATTTTTGATAGAGCTACATCTGTATCACCTGGTGAATACAATCGCATTGACAAAGACGCATTAATTGTAGAAGATCTCTTTCTAGATTGCACAGCTGATTCTGGTGAAAATGT